CTGTAGGTATTGCTACCATGATTGGTGGAATTAATGTATGTAATTTGAATGTTAATCCTAAAGATAGGTCTGTTCAGGCAGTTAACGTCGTTAATTCAGGTGCAGGTTATACCATAGCACCATCTGTATCTTTCAGTGGCGGTGGAACTAACGGTGTTGGTGCAGCTGCAACAGCAACTCTTGCCGAAATAGGAAGTGTTGGTGCGGTAACTTTATCAAATTCTGGTGGAGGGTTTTCTGCACCTCCAACAGTTACGTTTAGTAGACCAAAACATGTTGGTGCAGCAGCAACTGCAATTTTAGATTCACCTATAGTAGGTGGTGGCGTTAGTGTTACATCTGCGCCAGTAAGTATAGGAGCAACTGCCTATCTATTCCCTGGAGGAACAACTGGAGGTGTATTCTATGCAACTGCACCAACAGTCACATTTGCTTTACCGACTGGAACAGGAAATGCCTCAGAAGCAACAGCAACTCTTGATGAACTTGCACAAACCGGAGGAACAGTAGAAACTCTAGGATTAACAACGGGAGGTAAATTCTACACTAGTGTACCATCGGTCTCGATTTCTCATCCAGGATTTAGTTTTGCATCTGCAACTATAGGAATTGCAGGATCATCGATTAATCCTGGTTCTATTGCATTTAGTACCACTGGTAGAGCGTATACAACTGCACCTACTGTTACAATTGGAACTGGTATTGGAACAAATACTCCAACTCAAGTTGCTGTTGGTATTGCAACAATTCATCCAATAACCGGTATTGTTACAGCAGTATCCTTCAATATCTCAGATTCTTGGGCGACGGGAACAGGAGCAACAATTGGTGCTGGATATACAGTAGCACCTACAATCTCGTTCTCTGGAAATCCATCACCAGTACAGGCAACTGCTAGTGTTACTGTATCTGTTGCTGGCACTGTAAGCACCATCAGTATTGGAAATAGTGGATTTGGTTACTTAACAACTCCAACGGTATCTATTGGGTCTCCCGCAGGTGCTGATGAGCAGTTTAGAGCACTTGGCATTGCAACTATAAGGTCTACTTCAATCAAAACTGGGGGAACACTTGGTATTGGATCTACTTCAATTACTGGTGTCACAACTACAAATATTATAGTTGGTGATAGAGTAAGACTCGGTGTTGGTTATAGCGATCTATATAATTTTATACCGACAGATACTTTTGTTACCGCAGTTGAGTCAAATACAATATTCATGAACAATGCGGCAACTAATGTTGGTATCGCAACATCCGTATTTGAGTTTGGTACAGCAAACTGTGGTGTTGTTACAGGAATTGCAGTTACGTTTGGTGGTGGTGGATACTTATCCCCTCCCGTTGTTTCTATTTCCAATACTGTTGGTGATAAGAATTATATTGACCAAGTAGTTGGGGTAGCAACTGCTACAGGAGTATCTGTTATTAGTGCAGCAGGAACGGTAACTAGTATCAGACTAACCGATGGAGGAAATAAATACGTACTTACTCCAACCGTTACTATTTCCTCTTCTGGTGCTGGCGGATCTGGAACTTTCTCCTTCAATGAAATTGTTACTGGATCGGTTAGTGGAACAACAGGTAGGGTCAGGGTTTGGAATGCGACAACTAACAATCTTGAACTTGGAGTTGTTGATGGAGAGTTTTCTATTGGAGAAAATATCGTTGGTTCTACATCAGGAGCTTCTTATGAACTTAGAGTTGTTGATGTTCAGCCTGTTGATGATGGATTTGCAGATAATATCAACATTGAAACTGAAGCAGATTCTATATTAGATTTCTCAGAACAGAATCCCTTCGGTATTCCCTAAATAAAAACACACAATAGTGTCAAGATTTGTAGGATTAAACTATGTTTGAATATTTTTACAACGAAATATTGAGAAGAACTATCATATCTTTTGGTACACTTTTTAACGATATTTCAATTAAGAAGTCTGATTCTGATGATGATGTTTTTAGTGTTATCAAGGTTCCTCTTGCATACGGTCCTACTCAAAAATTTCTTGCAAGATTAGAGCAGTCTCCAGATTTAAATAAACCCTTTGCTATTACACTGCCAAGGATGTCGTTTGAATTTACTGGATTAACGTATGATCCTGCTAGAAAAGTAACAACCACTCAAACCTTTAAAGTAAAGGATCCCAATGATGGGTCTGAAACAAAGAAATCTTACATGCCAGTTCCCTACAACATGGCATTTGAGTTAAGCATCATGACTAAACTAAATGATGATGCTCTTCAAATTGTAGAACAGATTCTCCCATATTTCCAACCAGCATATAATTTATCTGTAGAATTAGTAGAAGCATTACAAGAGAAAAGAGATATTCCTGTAGTATTAGAAAATATTACAATGTCTGACGAATATGAAGGAGACTTTAGTTCTAGAAGAGTTCTTCTTTATACTTTAAGATTTACTGCAAAAACTTATATGTTTGGACCTTCTACCAAGGTTTCCAAAGATATTATCAAAAAAGCAACTGTCAGTTATCTTACTGGTTCAGATTCCTCAAGTGCAACTAGAGAATATACTTACTCTGCTACACCAAGAGCAATCAAAAATTATACAGGAGATATTGAAACCACTCTTGCGGGAGATATTACTGCTAAATCAGTTTATATTGAAGTTGCTGATGCCAGTGGACTTACCGCCAATACTTATATTAATATTGGTGCTGAGGAACTTTACATTAAATCCATTAGTGGTAATAAATTAACAGTTAGACGCGGAGAAGATAATACAACAGCAGCAATTCATGTCAATGGCGCAGACGTTAAGAAAATCACTACTGCTGATAATGCATTGGTTGAAACTGGTGACGACTTTGGATTTGATGGTGCATTCTAATGGTTATGACAAAAAACTTTAACAAACTCAACGAGACTTTTGACACTTCGGACTCGGGTGATATTGTTCAACCAGAAGTAATCAAAGATAAAATTGAAAAAGTAAGAGAAGGTGTAGATGATATCAAAAAAGATTATGAATACACTAGAGGTAATCTTTACTCTATAATCGAGAAAGGTCAAGAAGCATTAAACGGCGTTCTTGAACTTGCACAAGAAAGTGAAATGCCAAGGGCATATGAAGTTGCAGGTCAGTTAATTAAAAACGTTGCTGATGCTACGGATAAACTATTAGATCTTCAGAAGAAACTTAAAGACGTAGAAGCAGAGGATAAAATCAAAGGACCATCAACCGTCAACAACGCTCTGTTCGTTGGGTCTACTGCAGACTTGGCAAAAATGTTAAAAGATGGACTTAATGAGGATCCTAAATAAATTGGAAGGGAGAGAAATCCCGAAGTATTAATGTACTAATAAAATGTCAAAGGATTTACCCTCATATGAGGATTTTGATGGAGATGAAAGTCTCCCATCAATAGAAGATTATATTACAGAAGAGAACGCAGAGGAACTCCCTTCTGTAGAAGATTATATCGAGATAGAAGAAGAAACACAAACTATTGAGGATGCTGACGGGAATGCGTTTGCAGAAGTAAAGGATATTATCCCACCATTTCCAGAATTAATTCGTCTGATTAATGATGTTAGAAAAGACATCCCAGACATTCCAGAAGTCAAATATTATGATAGAGAACTTGAAGATCTTGCAGAACAGATTTCTCAACTTCCAGAAGTCAAATATTATGATAGAGAAGTAGAAGCAATATGCAGTCAGATTGATCTTGTAAGAGAACAGATTAAAGATCTTCCAGAAGTCAAATATTATGATGAACAGGTAAACTCCATTGAAGACAGAATTGATAGTCTTCAAACAGATGTAGTTAATTTACCAGAAGTAAAATATTATGATGCGGAGATTGAGGCAATTTGTGGGGCTATTGATGAGGTAAAAGCATCGATTCCAAAATTCCCTAAATGGGTTAATGAAATAAATGAAGTCCCAGACTTCTCTTGGATTGGCAAAACTTTCAGTGTCATCGATGATGACTTTGTAAAAGTTAGTGATAAAATTGAGGGGTTAAGAGGAAAGATTGAATATGATATAGAACAACTTTCTGAAGACGTAGAAGCAAAATATTTTAACAATACTACTAAGATTAACTCAGATATTATTAATCTTGATGGAAAAGTAAACGAACGTATTAACGAAGAGAAAGATAAGATTTGGAAGGAATTGAGATCTTCATCGCTAAAGATATGGGAATACCATAAAGAATTTAAAGATGATGATCGCAAACTAAAGAAACAAATTATTGGAGAATATAATCAACTCAAGAAAAACCTTGACAAAGAACTAAAGGAAATTAACTACACCAGTGTAAAAACTGATGAGTTACTTCTCAAGTATTTTACTGAGTTAAAGGAAGAAATCTCTGAACTTCCAGAAGTTAAGTATTATGATAAAGATATTGATTATGTAAAGTCTGACATCAAAGGTCTT